CCGGTCGTGATCCCGTCTATTTCATCTCAAACTACGCCAAGATCACTCATCCTTTGGATGGGTTGATTCCGTTTAAAATGTATGACTTTCAGGCAGCCGCTGTACGAGAGTTTGAGGATTATCGATTCAATGTTATCTTGAAGGCTCGCCAACTTGGGCTATCTACTTCTGTTGCGGCTTATGTTTGCTGGCTGATGGTTTTCCATCGTGAGAAAAATGTCTTGGTCATGGCAACAAAGCAGGGTACCGCCGCCAACCTTGTCAGGAAAGTGAAGGCTGTATACAAATATTTGCCCAAATGGGTGCAGCAGATCGCTCCATTGGTCATTGATAATCGTACTTCGTTTGAATTGGCAAACGGATCTCAGGTCAAAGCTGCCTCAACAAGTGGCGACGCAGGTCGTTCAGAGGCCCTGTCATTGTTGGTGCTTGACGAGGCAGCCCTGATCGAGGGTATGGATGATATGTGGGCAGGTTTATACCCTACGTTATCGACTGGCGGTCGCTGTATCGCTCTTTCGACTCCGTATGGCGTCGGAAACTGGTTTCACAAGACATATACAGAGGCAGAGGAGGGGAAGAACGACTTCCACACAATCCGCCTTCCTTGGGACGAACACCCGGATCGTGACCAAGAATGGTTTGAAAACGAAACCAGAAATATGTCTAGAAGAGAGATAGCTCAAGAGTTAGAGTGTAACTTTAATGCTTCTGGTGAGACAGTCATTCATTCGGACGACATAACTCGCCTTATGAGCAATACTACTGAGCCAGCACACAAAGCTGGTTTCGATAGAAACTACTGGATATGGAAAACGCCAGAACAAGGCTCATCATATCTGATCGTCGCTGATGTCGCACGGGGCGATGGTTCTGATTTTAGTACTGCCCATGTCATAGATGTCGAGACTATGGAGCAAGTTGCAGAATATCAGGGAAAATTGACAACTGATATGTTCGCTCCGATGCTTGTCAATATCGGCAAGGAGTACGGCGACGCCTTGTTGGTGATAGAAAACAACTCTTTAGGTCTTGCGGTCCTTAACAAACTTGAAGAATTGGAGTATCCTAATCTATACTACTCAGTGAAGTCAACTCACGAGTATGTTGATCAAGCTATGGCAAATGCTATTGGTGGGGTTGCGGGGTTTACTATGTCGATGAAAACGAGACCTTTGGTTGTCGCAAAGTTGGAAGAGTTTGTTCGGAATAAACTTTTGACCATTAACTCCTTAAGATTTATGAACGAAGTAAAAACCTTTGTTTGGCACAACGGTCGTCCACAAGCCATGAGAAGCTATAACGATGACTTGGTTATGTCAATGGCGATAGCTTGTTGGGTTCGAGATACAGCGCTAACAACGAATACTCGGGAAGTAGAATACAAAAAAGCTATGTTATCGGCTATGTCTGTAGGAGGAAGGAGCCTCGACACTCGGATCGACGGGATGTCTGGCTATCGTCCGACAGAGAATAACGGAACTACTTATAAAGGGACAGATGATAAGTTTCACGATCTGTCATGGATCACAAAGGGATAGCAAATGAGCGACAACAATCCAAGAGACGAAGCCTCCTCACTTTTTAAACGGCTGACAAAACTGTTCAGCGGACCCATCATCGACCGCCGCCGCCAAGCAGTGTTTCGGGGCAAATCTTCTAATATTAAGAAGTATACTTTCAAGACAAATACTGGAAAGAGCTTCAAGAAACAAGAGCATTATAACCCTTTCGAGGGAATTCAGGCAAAGATCCTTCAGGGTCAGCGGCGAGCACAAAGATATACAGATTTTGACCAGATGGAGTTTACTCCTGAATTGGCATCTGGGTTAGATATTTATGCTGATGAAATCACAACCTCTACGCCCATCAACCCGATCCTGAGTGTTAAATGTTCGAACGAAGAACTCAAGTCGGTTATCAATACTTTATTTTATAATATTCTGAATATCGAGTTCAATCTTTTCGGCTGGGCACGATCGATGTGTAAGTATGGAGACTACTTTCTTTATTTGGACATCGATGAAGAAGAGGGGATCACAAACGCAATCCCGCTTCCCGTCCGAGAGGTCGAGCGTCTCGAAGGGAAAGACCCAACCAATCCCAATTACATTCAGTACTTTTGGGCCTCAGGAAAAGAGGCAGTAACTTTCGAGAACTGGCAGATCGCCCACTTCCGTGTTTTGGGTAACGATTTATATGCCCCCTACGGCACCTCGGTGTTGGAATCCGCCCGCAGGATCTGGAGGCAGGTGACTCTCGTTGAAGATGCGATGATGGCATACCGAGTTGTACGCTCTCCAGAGAGAAGAGTATTTTACATCGATGTTGGAAATATCTCTCCCGGCGATGTAGAACAGTATATGGAACAAGTCAAGACCTCTATGAAGCGTAACCAAGTCATCGATGCCGACACTGGCAGAGTAGACTTGCGCTATAACCCTATGTCTATTGATGAAGACTTTTATATCCCCGTCCGGGGCGGAGTATCATCTCGAATAGAAACTCTCGCCGGCGGTGCTATTACTGGTGACATTGAAGACGTTGAGTATTTACGAGACAAGATGTTCTCGGCAATAAAGATTCCAAAAGCATACCTTGCTCAAAGTGATGCAATGGAGGACAAAACAACCCTAGCACAAAAGGACATCAGATTCGCCAGAACAGTGCAACGTCTCCAGAGGATCATAATTGCCGAACTAGAAAAGCTTGCTATAATCCACCTTTATACTCTTGGGTATCGTGGAGAGGATCTATTATCCTTTAGTCTGACACTAAACAACCCGTCTAAGATAGCCGAACTACAAGAGCTTGAGCATCTCAACACTAAGTTTGATATTGCCGGAGCAGCTACGGAAGGAATGTTCTCTCGTCGCTGGGTTTATAAGAATGTATTCTCTATGGATGACGCCGAGATCGAGCAAATACTCCAAGAGCAGTTCTTTGATTCACGCCATCTTGCAGCCATCGAGGCTGCTGGTACTGCGGTCTCCGAAGGTGGCGGCACCGGCGCTGATCTGGGTGAAGAATCTTTTGACGATCTTGGTGATGAAGACCTGGGTCTCGATGATGAAGGCGAAGGGGGAGATGGTCTCGACATGGCAGAAGATGAAACGCTATTGGCAGCCCCCGGCAAACGTGATGCAGTACGCTTAACCCCAGGAGCAAGAGGTCATAGTTACATTCCCAAGGCAGGTCGAGGTGACCGCCGGGGCGCAGGAGCCCGACATCGTTCAAACGATGCCAAGGCTATGATCCCCAAAACCAGAAATACGAAGACTAATACTCATCCTGGCTATGCTGGAGAACTATCCGCATTAGAGACAGGATTTGTCTCGGCTGGAATTGTTCGGGACGAAGAACTATTATTTGAGACCAACAAAACTGTTCTGGATCTAATTAAAGAATTGGAGACTCGTAGTGAAAACAAAACACAATAAAAAGAGAAACACTGGGTTTGTTTTTGAGGCCTTAGTGAGAGAGATGACTAAATCTGTCCTAGAGAACGACAAAGACGCACAGAAAGAGATTTCTGCTATTCTAAAGGAGCATTTTGCACCAGACACTGAATTAGCGAAAGAGTTGGATTGCTATAGAACCCTACAAACACCAGGGTCACTAGAGAGACATGCCGCCGAGCGCCTCTTGGATCAGACAAGGCAAAAATTTCAAGGTCTAGACCGCCAAAAGGTGTTCCAAGAGCAAAATAACATCATCTCCAGAGTGAACAAAGCTCTGTCTTCCAGGGTTTTCAACAATCACGTTCCAAACTACCGAGATTTGGCGACAATATCACAAATACTGAACGATGCTACTCCTCTCCGTCAGAAAATGATTTTTGAGGGACAGGTTATTGATACCCTGACCAAACAAGAAAAGAAGCAAGAGACAGAGTACAAGGGGATGGATGAAGTTGTTATTAGAAGCTTCATGAAGCGCTTTGACAGCAGTTACGAGAGTTTTCTTCCTGAGCAAAAGAATCTGCTTCGTCAATACATCTTGCAATTTGTAGACGACAGCGCAGAGTTCTCCCTATTTATAAACGAAGAGCTTCGGCGTATCAAAAAAGAAGTTGAAAACTCTGTGAGACTAGAGGAAGTCAAGGAAGACAAAGAAATGATAACGGCAACTGGTTCTGTTCTTGTGCTAATTGATAGCTTTAGGAATACTCCGATCGACGAGTCATCCCTCAAGAAGGTTCTGAAGCTCCAACACTTAGTAAGCGAGTACAAAAGCTGATGCCATTGACTGTTACCGTCGGAGAAGAAGAGTACGAGAACCTTACCGTTGTTGTAAAGGAGCCTACGCCTCCCCAAGCAACAATAAGTCTGAAGGTATCAAAGACCGCCTCCGGCGATATTATGATTCAAGATCATCCGATCTTCAATATCTTTATCACTAACGGCGGAGAGACCGTCGTAACTATCCCAAAACCAAATATGGGAGATCGAGCATATCCAGCCCAAAAAGAATTGTTAGACACTTTGGTGATGGCAGGGCTCGTAAAACACGACTCCATCCAGGGCGGGATGATATATGGAGCCTTGGAAGGCCACCTGAAGCCATCAGAAGAAACGAGCCTGACTCAGGCCTTGATGTATGAGATTGAAAAATTTATAAAGTCTAGGCTATTAGATTATGAACGTGTTGAAGATCAGGAAGATGACATTGAGGCACGCTTTCTGGAGCCTGATGAAGAAGACAGTACAGAACACGGCGAGATTAAACCAGAAGAAGAGACACGCAAGAATATTGAACAGCCGTTCTCCAATTATGCGGGATACGGCTTTCTCTTCTAGTGGAACTTTTATACTTTGTTCTAGCCTCCTACGGACTAACAAACGTGCTGGTCTATGGCACCATCTTTAGCCTCATCCGCCCCAGCCACCATTTTTTTCATTGCCCCATGTGTGTAGGGTTTTGGGTCGGCGTCTTGTTAGTGTGTCTAAACCCGTTTACAGACCTATTTACATGTAGCGTTTCACTTGCTAATTGCCTCATAATGGGAGCAATCAGTTCGGGGACGAGTTATTCACTTTCGATGGTAATAGGCGATGAGGGAATCAGGTATGAACACACAATCAACAATAAGGCGGTGGATGCTCCCACGAGTAAGACGCTGTTGCAAGGGTAGTTAGCTACTTTTTCGGGATATAATAAAATGAAAAAATATGTATTACAAGAGTTTATGAATCTGGA